AAGATGTATTCTGAGGAAGAAGTTCAGCGCATGATACGCGATCGATTGAAGCGCGGCGGCACTGAGCATCAACCACCTACGACACAACAAGTTGCTAAAGTGGCGGATGATTTCAAGTTTGATGAAAATTCCGAACAAGGTTGGCAAGAACAACTTGAACAATTTGTGGATAGACGAATTGATTCTCGCGAACAGAAGGCGGCGAATACTGCAAAAGAAGCAAAACTTCAACGAGAGAAAGCAGAGTTCGATGATAAGTTTATGCGCAATATGGATGACTATCCCGATTTTATTGATACGGTTCGCGATCACGACATAACAGATGCAATGATTCACGCAACTAAAGAATTCAAACAGCCAGCTGCTTTTTTATATGCTGCTGCAAAAGCACATCCTAAGGAACTAGCCCGTATTTCAGCATTACCCGATGCTTTGGCTCAAGCTTCAGCTATTGGTCGCCTAGAAGAAAGAATGCGGAAGGCAAAGCAAGCGACTAAAGCCGCTAAGCCTATCGTTTCTGATAAAGGCGATTATAATGACAAAGCAAAAGATCACGGGCGTAATATTGATTCTCTAATCGAGCGGCATGCTAAAACCAAGATACGTTAATATTATTAAGCCATCGCTAATCGGTGGCTTTTTTTAGATAGTCTATGGCGGCTTTGAGTAGTTCGGGGGAATCTTTGAAATGACCAATTCCTGTATTACAATGATGACATAATAAACCACGTATCTTTAAAATTCCTTTTGCAGCGCTTTCATGGCAATGATCTAAAGCAAGATTTTTTGTAAGTTTTTGCTCAGTTAGCCAGCGCGCATTTCTTCCTGGCTTCATGGTTTCAGGTTGATTGCATATCGAGCACAAATCATTTTGCTTTTTTCTTAATTCTTCATATTCTGACATTTTAATTTTTAATTTAGTTTTTCCGATAAAATAGAAATTTCTTGTTCTTGTTCTATTAGGATTAGACAGCTGAAAATTAATATTTGTATTTTTTCTACATTCTTTGCAACTATAATATCCATCTTTAGGATTTTTATAACATTGAATTTCCAATAGTTCACCATGCAGATCACATATGTAATAAATACCAATAGGGAGCGACAATTTCGGAGGTAAATCAAATGATTTATATCGACTCCATCGAACGCGATGAGTTACACATAATCTTGATGCCTGTTTTTTATCTTTTATTCGATCGCATCCTGGAGCACGACATATATCTGTTTTCATCTTATAAACCTTATATTTGCACTTAATTAAAACAAATGTCATAATCTATTTCGAATGTGTAGGTGCAGGTCTTTGCCATTCAAGACCAAAACAGCGCGTACAGTCGTCCGCTTCGACAAAGAAATGAGTTTTTATCGCCAGATTTACTGGCTCACTTAAATTTTTGTTGGAGTATTATATATGAGTGCAAACCGTTTTGAAACCACACAATACGTATTGGACGAAGTTTTTGTTAGGTTAATTGATTAGGCCTCGCCAAGAAGAAATTCTTGGTTGTTACTGGGTGAATTCAGGGGATATCTCTAGTAGACAATCCTGAGCGAAGGCTAGAAATAGCAACGTGCAACGACTATCCCGAAAGGGAGTACACTCAAGTGAGTGGAAGCGCCCAGCCCCGAAAGGGTGAAGATATAGTCTGATCTACTAGGTGACTAGTAGCTGCTGAGAGGCGGGTTGTACCTAACAAGCACAACTGAACAAAAAGTCGTCAATTATCTTAATTTTGCAAAAGTTGCAAATCGCAATCTAGAAGAAGATTTTAAAGGCTTAAAGTTTGCTACAGGACAAACATTAAATTATCGTTTAGAAGAAAGATATCTTGGTGGACGTGGAGCAACTGCGGTTGCTGAATCGCGTGTACAAGTTATCCGTCCGTTAACTATCGATACTCAGTTCCACACTATGGTTCAGTTCAGCGGGATGGAATTAACATTCGATCGCGCACGTGATAGACCGTATTTGGATATGATGTTAAATCCTCGCGCTAAAACTTTAGCTAATGACGTTGAAAAGTTTATCGCTTCAGAAAATTTCCAAAAGCAAACATATCAATGCGTTGGTACGCCAGGCGTTCCAGTTGATTTTAATATTATTACTTTAGCTGATGCTTATATGACTGAGTTGGGCATTCCTGAAGACGGTAATAGATACTTCGCAAATGCACCTCGTGTTTCTGCTGGTTTATCCACTGCATTAAGCACTGTATTTAACCAAACAGTTAATACAGGCGCATTGATGGATGGCTTCATCGGTCATTTATCTGGATTTGATTTCTTCAAGACAAACTTCTTGAATCGTCAAATTGCCGGCGCAGGTCAAGCAGGCGGATCACCACCAACCGGTTTCAAGTTAGGTGGAACGATTACTAACGGCCCTATCTCTTCAGGGAGTACATTTGTTGTAACTGGCTTAGTAGCATCTCAAGCTAATCCATTCAACATTGGTGATTCTATCGAGATTGCAGACGCGGCGGGTGTATTCATGATTAATCCGTTAACTTATCAGTCATTAGTGCAACGTGCGCAATTTGTTGTAATGGCTTCAACACCTTCAGATGGCGGTGGAAATGCAACAGTTACCGTAAGCCCTGAAATCGTTGTTTCTGGTGCGCGTCAAAACATCTCTGCTGCAATTCCTAACGGCGCTCAATTGTACTTAGCTTTAGATCATAACGTTTCTGTCGCTTATCACAATCAAGCTGTTGTGTTTGCTGCACCTCCCATCACTGAGTTGAAAGGTGGTGTTGAAGTTGCTACGACTTACTCGGAACTCTATAAGTTAGCAATGACTTATACACTTGGTTCTGATCTTCGTAATTATTTGCAATTAGATCGTTTGGACGTAATCGGCGGTGTAGCGATTAATCCAGAATTTGCGGTGCGTGTTCGTTCGTAAGTTAGAACTAGAATACCGTCTATTTTACGGCATGGTTTAATAGGCGGTTTTTCTTAAGAGGATATTATGCGAACTAAACTACAAATCGTTAATGAGTTAGATGATGATTTTGTTTTTGATGATGACGAAAATTATCGGGATCTAAAAATGAAGCAAGTTGATGTGCATATCGAAGAGCAATTTAAATATTTAAATAAATATGTAAATAAACGCCATTTTCGTGCGTTTGTTTATAGTGATCATAGTGAAACACTTGCAAATAATTATGAAGAATTTGAAAAACTTATTGGTACAGGCATTTGGTTTGAAAGCAAAGAAGCATTAGCCGAATCAAAGAAATTACCTGATAAGAAAAAAAGTAAGTTTAAACCTATTGCTGAACCAGAAGATTTACAATCTGAGGTAATCGAGTATGGTACAGACCGTTAAAGAATTTGTTACTGATTCTTATCAACTTATATCAGCTGGAACACCTACAACGCCGCTTAAAGGCAATGATATGAGCAAAGGAGTTCAGTTATTGAATGAGCTTTTATCGTCATATTCAGGTACAGGATTGATGCTTACTATAGCACAAGAGATATCTACGCCTGTATTAACGGGTCAAATGTTTGTTGAATTTGCGGCAAGCGGTGCGGATGTGAATGTGGGACGCTTGGCAAATCTCGCCGATGCTTGGTTAGTTTTAACAGGTGTAACATATCCTTTGATTCCAGTATCTATAAATACATTCAATGAGCAATATAAGTATGCTCCATTACGGGGCTTGCCCATTTATGCAATTATAGACGATCAAGTTGACAGAACACGCTTACAGCTATATCCAGCGCCATCACAAGCATATGAGTTATTTGTCTATGGTAAGTTTGAACTAGGTATATTGCTTGAATCAGGCAATATGGCATCTTTACCATTATATTTCACGCGGTTTTTAAAAATAGCATTAGCAAAAGAGCTTGCATTTTATAAAGGTCGCGCTAGTGCATGGGATGATAAATTAGAAAAAATCCTAGTTAAAGCTGAAGATGATATGTCTTCTGTAAGTGAAATTAACCTTAATATTTGTGAGCCAATCGGTAATCAATTAAACGGTGCATATCGAGTACGGGCAGGTATTTAAAAATGATGC